CTGAGAATCTATTATTGCTTGCACTATATGCTACACTGCTGTCGCCTGCAATTAAGTCACTGCTTATTGCTGTAGCAGTTAACAGTCCGTATACATTTAAACCATTGAAAAATCCATTACGCCATCTATAATTAGTGCTACCCACATCAAATGCAATGTCTTGATCTGGAAGAATAGCACCGCTAAATGCACCACCAACACTAATGATATCTCCGCCTGCACCATCACCTAGGTTGATATTCCCTGTTGCAGTTATCGTACCAGCAATGTTAATATTACCACTTCCTGTAATATTATTGCCATTTAGGTCTAAATCTCCACCAAGCTGCGGTGATGTATCATCTACAATATCATTAATGCCTGTAACTACAGTACCGCCTGCGGTTGAACCATCTCCAACAAATAGACGTTTTGTGTCAGTTGTATAGATTAATTCACCTTGTTCGGGTGTAACTGTTAGCCTTTCAGCATTTGTACCTCTTCTTAATTTTAGGGCCATGTTTATTAACTCCTGGAATATCTATATGTATTTATACAAATTCCATTTCAAACTTACTTTCTTCTTTTCATAAAATGCCTGGTTCTACCCTGGATATCTGCTTTAACTTTAGCAGTATCTAGCCTAAAATCAATGTTTTGGATAGAATCTTCGTATTCAAAAAACAGCTCTTCCATTGCTTTTTCAATGGTTTTAATGCCTTTGGTTTGTTTGGTTTTATTGACATCAATATCCCAAACTTTACCATCTTTAAAAAAGATCCGTACAGAGTGCAGATATTGCACAGGAACTACACTGATATCAACATCTTTAAAAACTTCGGGCCAATGATCTATAACATCTTTGGGTAGTTTTTTACTCTTAGGCACTTTCTGTTACAGACTTTTTCTTCTTAGTAGGAACTAGCTCTTCAGCTTGTTCTCTTAGCTTTTTAGCTTCTTTGAACATAGTATCAGCCTGTGAACGATACTGTGCGGCAAGTTGCTCGTCTGTTATTATACCATCTGATTGTGGTTGTACAGAAGCATCTGAAATAGTTTCAGTTGGCGTTTCTAGATATTTAACATCAGCAATAGTTTGAGGACTGTCGCTTTGTATTGCTAGGTCTTCAATTGCTACACCTTTTTGATCAGCAATCATTTTGTTTAGTTCATCTAACATAATTGATTGATTTCCGTCCGGTGTCATTTCTACTGCATTAGTTGGAACTTTTCTCAGCTTTCCAGTAGTGTGGAATCCAGCTAGCATAATTCTACCATCCGATAGTCTAGCTCTTGCCATTGCTGTAGCAAATTCATCTGAGTTTTGACCTGCATCCGATTCAACTAATTTCATTAAAGAATCATGATCAGCTGCATCTAGATTTTCAGTAGTTACAACCAAACAACTTTCTGGTTCTCCAGGAAGTGTTCTATATGCTACTACTACTTTTCTTTTGTTTGCTGAAATACGTCCTACATGTTTTAAGGCCATTATTTTTCTCCTTCAGGCTTTTGCGTTGCCTGTTGTTGTGACGCTACTGCATTTAAGAATGCTTCTAGTTTTGTGTATGTATTACCAACCACAGTCATTTCACTTGGTTTAAATGCACCACGTTGACTAGCAACGTCAATAATTTGTTTGATATTTCCAAGATCAGATACTGTAAGTTCTACAGGTTGTTCTGCACCTTGTGTATTAGCTGGAGCGGGTTGCGCAGGTGCTTCAGCTTTTTTCTTTTCTTCAGTCATAGTTAATTAACTCCTTATACTATTAGTTATTGGAAAATATTTACTTGTATTTTAAAAGTGGACAAGCCAAAGTGAAATATGATAGCTCTTTAGGCTCTTCAAACCCTACTTTTAAAGCAGTTGTAATAGTGTTTGTACTGTCAACATTAACAGTTTTGCCTATATAATACCTACCTTTAAGATGTTCGTTTATCCAACGTTTCATACTATCTTCGAGGTTATATCTCTGTGGTAGTACGATGTACTCAAAATAAGGTGGTGGAACTTTTGACTGCCTACAGCCAAAAAAGTTTAGTGGATTGGGTTTTTTAAGCAGCGTTTTTGTCATAGTGTGCAGTTGTACCAAATGGTGCTTGCAGGTCTTTTTCTCTGTTTGAATGGATTATGAATACAGTATCACAGTAATCTTCATCACCCCAACTTCCCCAAGGATATCCATCAGTAAACATAATGAATTTTTTTGGTGTAATATCATTTTCTTTCATGTATTCCCAATTACATTCAAAGTCAGTGCCGCCACCACCTATGATCTGATAATCAAGTAGACTGTCTCCTGCATCTGCTGAGAAGTCTTGTTCGTTGTATACTTTTGTATCAAAGCACCATAATTTAATTTTATAGTCTTTGTACTCATCCATAATACCTTTAACTTCAGACAGAAAATCTTGTGCCTGTCTATCACCAATTGAACCACTCATATCAATACCAATAGCGACATCAATAGTTTCTTCAAAGTTCATACCCGGAAGAATCGCACCAGTGTGCCACGCCTTACGTGAAGGACGGCTAAATGTATAGTCATTACGGATAGTTGATTGGATCTGTTGACGTAGTATTTCACGCCAGTTCATTTTAGGCTCTGTAAGATCTTTAATCATACGTGAGATTTCAGCAGGTAAATTACCTGCGCCTGCAGCCTGAGCAGCACTCATCATACCTTCTTTGATTTCTTCTTTGATCTTTTTAAGTTCTTCTTTGGAATATTTAGGCGGACCTTTCTTTTTGCCTTTGCCTTCTTTTCCGTCTTTGCCTTCACCTTCCCAATCAAGGTGTTCGTCGAGCAGTTCACCAAGTTGTTCTAAGAATTCTTTGCCATTCTTTTCTGCTTCTTTGAACAGTTCGTCATATACTTCTTCTGAAGTCCAACCATCATATTTAAAATCTTGGAAGCAGTCAATAAGTTTAGGTTTTTCACCAATACGATCACGTACCAACAAATTGTTTACAATATAATCGGCACTGATGTTAAACAGCATAGGATTTCGATCTTCACGTCTTGTAAGATGATCAAATACACAGTGTAGGATTTCGTGTGCAATTACAAATTCAATTTCTTTGTTGTTTAGTTCGTTAAAAAATTGTGTGTTAAAATACAAATGACGACCATCTGTTGCCGCTGTAGGACACCAATCGTCACAAGCCTCAATCTTAAGGCGTGTAGCCATATTGCCAAAAAATGGATGTCTAAGGAGCAAGCCAACACGAGCAACAATTACTTTGTCCAACACTTCTTTACGCATTTCTGCAAGTGCTTCAGGTGTAATATTTGGATCTGGTTGCCAATTTTTAAGTTTAGTTGCTGTATCTTTTACGGATGTCATTGCCATGTTCTCCTAAGTTATGCATATATTATATTTAAGTTTTGCGGATTTGTCAACTTAAAATGGACGGTTTTTTTGAGGAGACCGTCCAAACTCCCTAGTATTATGCCTGTTGTGCTTTGGTAATATACTTGCCAAAACGATCATGAAACTCATCGAAACATTCAACTTCGTCTGGATCAATTGGTAGGGCATATTGAGTGAGGGCTAATTTGATACCCATAACAACCAATTCAGTTTCAAAGTTATCCATCATAAAACGTAGGAACTTGTCGACTTTGTCGTCAAATTTCTTATCGCCTTTGTCGGACGCTTCTTTAAGCTCATAGCAGAGCGAGACCGTCAAGGAATACATGGCACTGATTTCTTTGGTCTTTAGCTCTTTAACCTTCCCTGACAAAATGTCAGTTGGGTTAGGCATTTGAGCCGCTACCTTACGGTGAGCGACAAACTTGATTGCAAGGCCTTCGCCTACAGCACCTGACACAAGATCAGTTGTTGTTTCTTCATCAAGCTCATCTTCGAGCAGTTCACTTACAAACGACCAACTACGTGGTGTTGCAAAAGATCTGCTTGGAGATTTCGGATCAAAATCGTAAAGGTCCTTTTTGCTAAAAGTCAAGTAACCTACAACATCTTTATGGATGTTGTGATCTACTGCCCACTGGAACCAGTCATCAAAATCGACTGCGAGTTCCAAGTGTACAAAACGATTAGCCAACGGTGCCGGCATACGATATGTAACGCCTTTGTCAGCTTCACGGTTACCTGCGGCAACAATATAAACATTGTCTGGCAATGCATATGTGCCAACCTTACGGTTAAGAATAAGTTGATAAGCGGCCGCCTGTACTGCTGGCGCCGCAGAATTCATTTCATCTAAGAATAAGATAATTGCTTTGTGTTTTTTAGCAAATTCTTTAGAAGGAAGTTCTACAGGTGGTGCCCATTTCATTGTATTATCGTTTGCGGCGTAATACGGAATGCCTTTGATGTCTGTAGGTTCCCAAAGTGATAATCGAACGTCAATTACATGAGCGTCCATATATTCACCAATTTGGTGTACAATGTCCGATTTACCAATACCTGGAGGTCCCCAAATAAAGATAGGACGTTGTTTTTTGATAGCATGTTTAATGCTGTTTTTAGCCTTGTTAGGGCTTAGTGTGCGAATTGCTACGTTTTCCATTGTAACTCCTTGTTTTAATCAGTGCCTTATTATGTATACTAATATAGCACCAACGAGCCTAAGAGTCAACCACTAATTTGCCAAAACTTCAATAAATTTTTCTTCTCTATCCAAAAACTTGTAGTCAATATGTGTTGGATTCATTGGTTCTATGTGTTCGAACACTGTCTTGGGGTCAAAATCACTGCAACTGTAAACATCTAATTGCACAAGAGCAGGTGAACTTTCATCCCATATGTGCATTGCTATATGGCTTGTTTCGATGATTGCAAACGCTGTAATACCCCTATTTCCTACCATTTTACAGTAACTTGCTGTAGGACCGTACATAGGTTTCATTTTGATTTTTTTGATTAGAGAGCGTAGAAATTTGATGGCTTTGTTCTTGTTGACTATGGGCTTGTCAACTTCTGCCCGAACCACCAAATGTTTATGAGCTAACATATGAGATTATTTAGTAATATTAGTATATTATCTCGGTCTATTCATGGCTTTTATTAGGCCATATTTTCTTACATCTCCTGAAAAAAGATGCAGTTCCATAGCTTTTTTTTCGTTGGTTACTATAATGCCCTGACGGTCTAAGTAGTAGGGACAGTCAATAAACTGATCCATCCATATAACTACATTGGTTGTGAATTCAAAATCTGCTGGATAAGGAACTTGATATGTTTGTAGTTCAAGTTCATTTTTTATAAAATCGTAACCCGCTTCTGTCAGACGTAATCCGCCTGTGTCTTTTGATCTAGTGTTTTGCCACCACAAAGGCATTACTTCTTTTATGCTGGCTTCATTTACTGATTTGCCCGCGTTTTTAAGAAAGATTTTTGTGTATGTTTCTTTCCAATTCATTGCTAATCTGTATCTACTGTTTCGCCTGAGCTTAATTTTACTACTGTAAACTCTGTGCAATTAAATAAATCATTTAATTTTTTTGCTAGATTGATTGCATGTCCTGGATTTGAGAATGATACTTTTTTATACTTAGGTCCCGGATAATTAGTAAGACTATTAGAGGACTTAAGGTTAAAAGGTTTGTTGTTATAAAATACTGCCCAAATTGCTTCAGCATCTAAAATTTGATCACTTTTATAGGTCTTTTTATCAATGTGTTCAAGCAATATTTTAGGTTTTGGTCTACTCATAATGCGTACTTTTCCTAAGTTATATACGCATATATTTATCCTATTTTACCAACTATTTCCACCATCAAGTTCTACCTTGATAGTTTCATCCTCCTTGGAATATTTCTTTGATAGGATTTCTTCTAAATCACCATTTAGTTTTGCCATAGTTTCGCCTAGTGTAAATGCAAGACGCTTTGCAACTTGTATGTCTAATCTTACTTCTTTTGCTTTACCTGCATCAGCACTTTTTACTTGTTGTATAAACTGCTGTATTGGTGCTGTGTTGATAGGATCATTTGGCATTTGCTTTGCTCAATTCTGTACGCATTTCTAAACTAGTCTTAAAAGGACCTTTATACTCGTAACGATCTAGTGTTATTGCTTTAGGACAAAATGATTTCACCCAACCTTTTTCAAAACGAATAATATAATATCCAGCACAGTATAAACTTTTAGATTTAGGACTTTTTGTAAACAAAGGCAGTTTATTTTTTACATCATATAAAGGATTGTGTGGAACACAACTAGCATCAAATCCATGTACTTCTTTGTTGGTTACTTCTGTAATCTCAAGTTTTGACCAATCAATTTTTCCAAAAGATTTCTCAATTTGTTGTGCATTTTTTACAAATCTTGTTCCTTCTTTATCACTTAATATATATTTGTCTTCTGATAAAGAAAGTGTAGCAACTTTGACCCCACCATCTTCTAGTATCCAAAATTTACCATCAACGATTTCTTTTGCTTTTACTGTCATGCCACATACCTCGCTTGCAATGGCTCAGCATATAACTGAGCGTTTTCGCTCACACGTTGTAGATCCCATGTAGCACAGAACTTCATAAGACGCAAACCAACTTGTGAAATTTGTTTTGCTTTTACATTTTTAATTGTTGTGTTAATTATGTTTCGAATTTCTTCAGGTTGTGCAGTTAAATCACATAACACTACATTACGATTATAATCTTCAAGCACACGATGTTCTTCACCGTTATGATCTACCCAACGTTGCAACATAAGATTGTTCCAGTTGTAGCCTTTTGTACCTTTGTCTTCAAACGCCTCTAACAAACCTACTTTATTCTTTGTGCCTTTTTTACGCACACCTGGATATGCACTAAATACGTTATCACTAGTGTCGCCACGCATACACTTTTCAAACAACTGCCACTCTGGATTTGGAGCAGGCTTAGGTTCACCTGTTTTTTTATCTATTACAGGTTTGCCTTTGTCTGTAAAGTAACCTTTGTGTGTAATAACAGTATTTGTAACACCGTTGTACTGACGTACATTAGGAGCAACTAATTGTGCAAAATCGCCATCTGTTGATATAATCACATGATTGTCATTAGGATGATTTTGCACCCAACCTGCAATCAAATCATCTGCTTCAAGTTGCGGATGATGTAGCACAGTGCAATTAGTTTTATCAGTTACAAAATCTTTAAAATGATCAAACGCCTCCCAAAACAGTTTGTCTTCTTCTGCCTGCGAAGTAGTCATAGCATCACGAGTTTCTTGCCGGTTACGCTTGTAAGGTTCATAGTAGTCCTTGCGCCAACTACGTCCTTCTAAGCAAAACACAACATGGCTACCATCAAAGTCTTGCCATGCTTTCTTGATACTATTAAGTGTAATATGAAAAGCCATGCCAAGTTTTGTATCAGCATCGCCTCTGATTACATGTCTTGCACGAAAGAATGTGTTCGCAGTGTCTACTAGTATATAG